TCACCACCCGTACCATTTGGGCTGGACGCCGTATTGGTTGCAGGCACCGGACTCATAATCCGGCGACGAAAGTCCACTGAGGGTTCGAACCCCTCCCAGCCTACCAAAGTTTCGGGTGTGTAGATAATGCGAATTGGAAGAGCTGCCGGCTTTAGAAGCCGGTCCGTTGTGGGTTCGAGTCCCACCGAGGGTACCAAAATTTTGTTGTGTTTGCCGGTTCCAATAAATAGGAACATGAAAATGTTTCCTGCCAAATTGGAAGATCTTAGCTTCGGTCAACTTGCCTTTGTTTGCAAAGAGCTTGGGCTTCCTTGTGCAACATGCGGGTGGAATGAAACCACATGTGATCTTCATCACATCCTTTCTAGAAAGGATGGTGGAACTGATGTGCATTCTAATTTGACACATATCTGTCCTAATTGCCACAGGAAAGCACATGAAGGAAAGCTCAAAATTTTTATGAGTTTGTCTGACCAAGTTGGCGATGAGTGGAAGGAGATTTTCCAATCGCGACAACTTAGATGGCGTGAGCGACTGAAGGAAGCAGCTCAATCTCACATGAACATCTCAAAGCATAACGCTGGGAGAAAATTAGTGAGAGATGAAAAGGCCATGGAGCTTGTAGGAATGGTTCGCGAGGCGAACATTGATTTTTCCAAATTTGGATGGGCCAAGAAAGCTGCATCCATCGTTGGTATTGCACCACAGAAAGTGCGCGGTTGGTTGAGCGAATATGCTCCTGATCTCGTTGAGAACGCTTTCCAACGAAAATGATTTCAACATCCGACTCATCGCAGGTAAACGGGAAATCAGGACGCTGATGTACCAATTACTTGAGGAAGTTCGGGACTGACCAGAGCACGGGCTATCGCTCTGTGGCAGACGAGAATGAAGTGGTTCGTGCACTTAGGAAATATCCAGCGAAAGTCAGTGACAATGCCTTCTTGCTCCCGCTTCATATACGTTGCTATCGACCACAACGATTCCGCAGCAAGCCAAATAGTTCCTAATGACGCTGCTCGCCGAGGGAACGGGTTGGTGCACCTAAGATCCGACTGAAAATCGGGGAGGACGGTTTCTAGCGAATAGAAGCTCGTAGGTAGATGATGGGTTAAAGACAGAACCCCGGCTATTGAGGGTGTTGAAAGCTATCTTGGGGAAAGTGCCAGAATGTCGTGGATAATGGTCCAGCTCCGCCAATGAGCGGGAAAGCCGGGAAGCGTGAAAATCGCTTGTGGGTTCGATGCCCACTGTCTCCACCAGATAAATACAGAAGCTCATCCACCAGGTGTGGAAGGAGTATCGGAATCGCTGCCGTAAACGGTGATTTCAGCCATGCGGGGATAGCTCAGTTGGTAGAGCATCTGCTTGCCAAGCAGAAGGTCGCGGGTTCGAGTCCCGTTCCCCGCTCCAGATTCATGCGGGTATGGTGCTAGTGGTAACACAGAACTTTGCCAAAGTTCAGTTGCGGGTCCGATTCCCGCTACCCGCTCCAAATTTGTGGTGTTCTGAATTCATGGAGAGTAGGCTGCATGGTGCGGACACCGCCTTGAAAGCGGTCCCAATGGCTAGTACCCGTTGACAGTTCGATTCTGTTACTCTCCCCCAGCTCACATTTGCCGGTAGCGCTAAATAGCGCATGAGCCGAGCAGATCAACGTAAGTTCCACTACATCTACAAGATCACCCGCACCGATGGGAAGTACTACATCGGTATGCACTCCACCGACGACCTCGAAGATGGCTACTTTGGTTCTGGAACACTTCTTGCCGCGTCAATCAGGAAACATGGCAAGGAAGTACACTCAAAAGAAATTCTTGAGTTTCTTCCAACGAGAAAAGATCTGAAAACTCGAGAACGAGAGCTGGTGAACGAGGATCTCCTCGGGGATGTTAAGTGCATGAACCTAAAATTGGGTGGGGAGGGTGGATGGAAGAAACTCTCATTCGAGCAACGTTCCAGCATCTCGAAGGAAATGTGGAAGTCGCCGGAATACCGAACCGAGAGACTTCCAGCAGCCAGAGAAAAGATGAATTTGCGGTGGATTGAAAGCGCGGAAGTGATGCTCGACTATCTATCGCAGGCTCGATCTGTCGCGCTTCAGCCTGAAAATCTGGCAAAGCGTAAAGCCACCTTCGATAAGATCAAGCATCAATCTGGATCATCCAATTCGCAATTTGGAACTAAATGGGTCTCGAAAGATGGTGTTGTGAAGAAAATTAAAGTAGATGAACTCAATCAGTATTTGACAGATGGATGGAAAGCTGGGCGCAAATGAAATACCAATTGAACGAAAACGAACAGGCCTCACTCGAGGCCTTTTTGGCGAAGCGAACCAGCACGAAGATCCTGAAAAATGGCGGGCAAGTTGCACTCATTTTCAGCCATGGTAGCGGGATTGGGATTACAATCACAGCCAAGATTCGTGACAAAGACGGCAATGAAGCCGAAGCCGACGTGACTGACTATGGAGCATGGTAATGCAATCGAACTCTAAAGACAAACCGCGTTCTTGCAGTTGCCACTCGTGCAAAATTGCACGTGGCTGCGGCCGAGTCGGCCAACTCATGAAAAAGGAAGAGCGCGCCTTCCGTCATCGCGCCAACCAAGCCGTTCGCACCGCGGTGAACGTCACTGAAGACGTGACACCAGCGTACTCTGGGAAGAGGAACGGTTAAGCGACACCGGTGAGCACCGGTTCACGCCAACACGGGAACGTATAAGACTCTAAGTCGACCTGCACTAAGGTTCGCCGGCCACCATACGCGCCATACAATGCGTGTATGAGCCGAATCATTCTTATCACTGGTACCTTCCCTGTTTACGACAGGTGGGGCGCAAAAGTGCGCGAAGAATTCGTTGTGTCGCATGGCGTCGACGAATTTGGGCGGAACGTGATCCTGCCAACTGAGCACCCCGCACATTTGGGCGCGAAGTTCGACAAGGAAATTGGCGAATGGGTTCTGGAGGATGTATGAGCTTGATTCGTATGGTGCAGAACGGCGTTGAGTACCGCGCCATCAAAGATTTCTATGGTGACAGAGTTGCACAGCGCAGCCAAGTCCCGTTGATGAATCACATTGATCAAGGGATGTTGATTCTGGAAACGATTGGCTCGACAGCAGACGCCATGGCCGGTTTCTGCCTGCACCCACTGTTCCAGAATGACAATGAATTGACTACGGTCGGTATGTCGTACTCGCTCTTCCTTCGTCCAGTTCGCCCAGTGGTTTTGGCTATGGAGTACCGTCGAGTCGCAAACGCTTATCTTGCGCACTGCGATACTTCGAACATTGTGCTCAGCACGATCAAGGAAGTAAACGACATGCTGGTCGCGGACAAGGTACAGAACCGCAAAGATTTCATTCGATATCATAAGGGAACTCACGCGAACTCGGCTCGGCTCGATCAGTACTTCAAGGACTGGATGAACGCGCTCGGTATCTCTGAGATGGAATACGCACGGTTGGTAGGTCTCTTATGACGTGGCTTATCATTGGCAGCACTGCCGCCTATCACTGGTTTCCAGATGCGCGCAAACCGTTTGACATCGATCTGCTGACCCCCGCGAAGATCAGCACGAGCGATTCCAAAGAGTGCTTTGTGGACTCACAGTGGCATGAGGTGGCGGAGGAGATCATCAAAGTGAACACGGACCCGGTGTTTGCGGATCCGGATATCCTGTTCACGTTGAAAGTAAGTCACGCACATTGGAACGTGAAGTGGGACAAGACGATGTACGACATCGAGTTCCTCAAGCGTAAGGGCGCCAAGCTGAACTACCGCTTGTACCACATGCTCGTCAAGGTGTGGGAGACAGTGCATGGCGCCAAGCGCGTAAACATGAACCAACCAATGAGCGAGTTCTTCAAGGACGCGGTTCAACGGGAATATGACCACGAGCGCTTACACGAGTTGGTCGCGTTCTACGATCGCCCGCTCCATGAACGGCTGCGCACTGACCACAACACTGCGTGGTGCTCGCAGGAACTGTTCGACAACATGAGTGATGACGACCAGTTCAAGACGGCGTTGGAAGAGATGATGGCGACCGCGATTGAGCGCAGCCGTCTAAAGGCAGGTTGTAAGCGAAGTGACATCATGGTCGCCATGAGCAAGGCGCATTTTCAACTTTGCACATCGATGACAAAGGGCTGGTTCGCTCGATTTCTTATTTTGAACCGATACAAACTACTTTCGGAGTACAAAGAACAATGGATACCACAAATCAACAAGACGCTTTTGGTTCTCTCGACGACACCACGTCAACCGAATTGACACATGAAACTCTTGCCGCCCTCGTCG